CAAACTGACTGCCCAAAATTGTCGTATTAACGGTCTCTCTTTCAGTCGTAAATTCGTATGAGGTGATCTTTGCAAGTGGGGTAAAGTTATCCCCCCTTGTCTGCATCGTCAGTTCTTGTTTGTCGGGCCAATCAACCAGTTCAACTGCTTCGCTGCGCTGACCTTCGACTGCTTTTTTAAACGAATCAAACAGGCGGATTCCGCCCAGAGCATCCATAAAGACATAACCGCGCCAGTCAGGAAAATCGTGTCCTTTGATTAGGTGCAGATTAGAGCCGTCTTTGCTTTCAATATCGACTTGGTCGCCTGTTACAAACGTTCCAAGGAAATCCTCTTGGGGACTGAAACGGCGCTTCTCAACAGAAACATCGCCGTCTAGCAGCGTCATGTCTGCCGCTTGACCTGCGGTTCGCTGTAGTTCAATTGCACCAGAATCGCCAAGATATACCGTCATGGCAAATCAATACTGCCACGCGATCGGCGCACCATGTGCCTCCCATGAGATGTCTGCACTGACTACTTCACCAACGCTGCAGCTCATTGCAAAACTTGTGATGTAGGCATACATCCGGGTTTCGCGTGATGCTTTGCCCTTGCCCCCAGGTAGTGCAAGCTTGATCAAAACCATTGCTGGCGGGTTTGCTGCACTGCCAAAGTTTGAAGCGTTGGGGTTGCCATTGTCTGGCGCTGTCCTAATCAGGTCATGACCCATCAAATGCACATTGCTGCTATTTAATGCCGATTCTTCGTAATACAACAAAGAGGCTTGACCGGTCGTAGACCGAACCCCGTTAAGGATTGTCTTGTCAACATCAGAAAGGCAGGTGGTATCAAGCGTTTGCTGCTGCGTGGTGTATGACCAGTTCTTTAGCCTGCCAACCGGGAAAAAATTTGAGTCGCCTGCAGTGGCAATTTCTAGGCTGCCATGTTGCCCTGAGAAGTACATAAGGGGTGCTGACCAGTATTCCTATTCTACGCCCCATATAAGAAGCCAGTGAACTGCACTTGCACTGAGCTGACGCCTGGGTAAACGCTTGTGATCTGGGGCGCATCGCTATACCGCCACCGCAAAAGACCTCTGCCGTCTTGTAAGCCGCCTGCTAGTGCAGCGTCCATGCCTTGAAAGCCAGCGTTGTTGTCGAAGATCACAAAGTCATCGCCTAGCACCCGCTCGTAATGCTGCAAAATCTCAAGGGCGTTGCCATCATTGATGTTGGCAAAATTCAGCGTTAGTTCTGCATTGACGAAGTTCTGCCCATACTGCACAAACGAAACTGCACCATTTCTGGCTTCAAACTGTGTTTCTGGTAGCCTCCCCGGCTTATATGTCCTGCTAGTTGGAATGATGTAGTCAGGGAACGGGTGCATGACCGTCATCAGAAAACCTCCTCAACAAAGTCGCTCTCTGCGTCCCAATCTAAAAGCAGAAGTTGCCCCTGCTCATCCAACGGTGATGAGGAGCCAGTTACTTCAACCAAACCGTCATCGGCATAACTCAAGCTTTCGCACTTGTAAACACGGGCTTCTGATTTTTCTGTCTTCTGGCAGAACAAGCACCCAAACAGTGCACTCTGTGTGACTTTATTGCCCACAACTGTTGTGGTTGTCTCGCTGATGGCTGTCGAACCAGGCTTCCAGTAAACAACCTGAATTGAAACGCCTTCGCCATAGGTTTGGCTTGAAGTGATGTTGCCCTCGAAGTCAACGCTGCCGCTGGTGAATCGGTCAGTGTGAGTGGACTTGCTGGCAACCCTGAAATACTCGCCAGGTTCCAAACTCATGGCTGACTGGGGCGTGGTCTCGAACTTGATGCCATGGTCTACAAGCTGCCTCACTTTTAAGGCGTACCGCAAGAACATTCGTGCGTGATGCTCTGATGTCATAAACCCGCTGCAGTCAAACTTTTCGATTGGGTCGCTGTCACTACCGCCCTCAGCATCAGACAGCCGCATCGTCATTGTGCGCAGCTCAGGGAAGGCATTTGTCTTCTCTTTGCGGAAAATACAGACTCCAGTGAATGGTTGGCGTTCTTCAGGCGACAAGAACGAAACCTGCATGTTCCGCATATTCCCATCCGTGAAAAGAGCCTTAATTGCAGGCTTCTGGTTGTTCTTCATCTTGTAATCACTGCCATATGGGACCGATGGCATTAAGGCAAACTTGCCGCCTTTGATTGTGAAATCCAACAACATGTAAGCTGCGTTGTCAAAGATGAACTCTCGCAGGTTCTGCCCTTCTGCAATGATGCCGTCCCAGAAGAAACCATTTGCCTGACAGAATTTGGCAGCCTCTCTCATCGCGCCACGGTCAACGGATGCCGCCCCAATAAGCTCACCCGCCCCAAAGTCTCGATCAGTCAGCAAGTGATACGCGATTTCTGGAAACAGGTTGGTGGCTCCTCTATCGCCGTCAATGGTGCTTGACGCATTAGAGCGATCAAACAAACGCTCCACTATGTGCCCATGCTTGATGTAAGCCGACAGGCTGCTAAAGCTGGTCCACTCTTTGCTATTCAGTAGCTTGATGCCGGTCAGCGCTAGCCCTTTGTATTTAGGGATTGGACTTTCGCTCCCGTCTTGCCCTGCGTTGGCATCGTATTGCTCAATCAACTCATTGCAGAACACAATTGAATGTTCTGGGCCATTGGCGTGGCTGCTGGTGTCGGTGTTGTTGATGTAATAGTCACAGATGGCGTTAAGTGGGCTGTAGTTTGTATTTGGCTGGATGAAGTCCCAGAATCTTTCGTTTACATCATCATTGCTGACATCAGGCTCACCAATGTCTTTCCTAGGCAGCCGAACTTCAGTAATCCTTACGTTCTTGATTGGCGTCCCAACGATATCGGCGCGGGTGTTGGCTCTATAACCATCACCTCCATCTTTCAGCTTCCAGGTGTAAGCATCTTTAGCGTTTGGGTTGAGAGATGTATCTGCTTCATAGCGTGTGACCCGTACCGACGCAGAAGTATTAGATCCATCCTGCAAGCCATGGTTAGATGTTTTGCCTTCTACTTCGACTTCCTTACCACGTTCAAATTTCTCGATTTCCCACAAACCATCCTGACCTTCTTCTTTTAGCTGGCGGGCTATCCTCCAGGTGTCGGGAATATATTTTGTCTCGAACTTATCAATTGACCAGAGTTCATGTCTAATTTTGGTTCTTGTCCACCTAGAGATAGAGAAGGCAATACGCCATTCACCACCCCCAAAGAATACTTCTTGACTGTTTTGATTAACATTAACTTGATACTCGTACCCATCTGTACGGAGCGTTTCGCTTTCATTTGGGACCCAACCTACTTCTTCGCCCTCCCAGAAAAGACGGAAGGAACCGCCAGGTATGCCGCTCCACAGTGAACCAGTAATGACCATATTTTTAACGATGTTTTCCATCTCGTCAATCTTTGGTCTACGGCGATCCTCTGGTCCCCTGCCACCGCTTGCCTCTTGCCATTGCGTGTCTCCTTTCTTCCATGTAATGTTGGTGCCTGGTGGACGAAATGAAAATCTATTGTCTCCGTTGTTGTAGCCAAGAAGATTACCATTAAGCCAGAACTCATTTCTGTCGTTCTCTACGTCAACCAGCATTCCAGTCTTAATAGAGTCAATCCATCTACCGTTTTCGCTAGTTGCATTAGCCTCAAATAAGTCTTCGCGCGTTAGGATATTTTCTTCGCCGCCTTCTATCTTGCCGCCAATTCGTTGATACCGTCTGATGCCGGTGCTGTTTTCAACCCAACCAACATTACTGCTAGTTGTATTGACTGGGTTATCGCCGTTCCAGTAATAGCTATAAATGCCGTTTTCGAGTACAACACCATACTTCCGCGTAAGGTTGCCTTTTCTATCAAACATATCGTATTCATCCTTAGACTCGCCCCATTTAGTGGGTTCCATCAGTTGTTTTAATTCCGCTGTTCTGTACTGAATCTCCTTACCACCACTGCCCTGAAGGTTAATAAAATTCTTAGGTATATCCCGACCTTTAAGTTTGCCGTCCCACCAGAATGTGTACAACTCGTTTTCATGTTCTTGGCGGACGTATGATTTTTCCTCTGGGTCTTTGTTCCATAGCGTCCCAAGTGATACTTTGGGGGATTTGGTTTTAGGGATAGGGTTACCGTCGTCATAGCTGCCAAGTTTTAATATCGGGCCTTCGTCTTTTGCTTTATCGGAATTTTGACCGGTGTAGCTAAAGATCCACTCAGGGTTAGTTACGTCTTGCAGGGTCAGAGTATCTTGAACGCCGGTATAAAAAATCTGATACCCCTTTGGATGCACACCTGTTTGGTTTAGCCCTTGCCTACGGGTCAACGGTCTACCGTCTAGCAGGTGAACATTGATACCGTTTCTATTGGCGTCTTCATAAAACTCTGACCCTGGCACTGGCACGATTTCAAACTCGTGCTGTCCTTCCTCATGTTTAATAGACAGCGTATTGAAAACGTATTCAGGGCTAACACCACGAACCGCGAAGACCCGGCCATCGTTAATGTCTTGCCAGACTGCCGCGTTTGCTTTGCGGGCGTAGATCCTGAAGAATGAGTACCGCTTTGTGTACTTAGTGACCGCGCCAAGGTTGATGCTGGAGTTGGCTTCTTGGTACCGGTCAATTGTGTTGCCGTCAGGATGCGCGTTGAAGTTTGCCATGTTCTGGCATTGACGCCAAACCTCTGATCTGATCCCAATTTCGGTGACATCGCATGGTCTGCTATTGCTTAACGAAGCAACAGCTAGCTGCTGTACGCAACCCCGTGACCATGGCCCTGTGACTTCTTTATCCTGATACTTAAAATCTGTATTGTCTAACTTGCTTTGGGTTCCTGCAATAGGAATGTCATTATCACTTCCGCCGCCAGGTAAGTCATCTGTAATTTTAAATGTGTATTTAAGCCCGTCTTCATCCTCTGGCGCGAATTGCTTGGTGGGTCGGTTTATACA